CTTGACAATAATGAGCGTAAGGAGCTGATGGATGAATACATGGGTTATGTGGACGAAGCCATGAAGCTCCGTGACGAGCTTGCCGCAGCAACCGGATATGACAAGATTTCGCAAGAATCAACATCCCAGTCAGCTTCATCCAAAGGTTTTCAGGCAATGAGTCAAGATACTGGCGAAGAGTTGAACGGTAGGTTTACAGCATTGCAGATTGCAGGAGAAGAAATAAAAAATGCCATGCTGAATACGCTGGCGGTGGCACAAGCCATATCCTCATTTGCCAAAGACAACAATACAATGTTGACTGAGATAAGAAATCTGATGATTTCATCCAACGGTCACCTTGAAAGTATTAACAAATACACCAAACTAATTTATAAGTTTGGAGACAAGCTTGACGAAATAGCGAAAAATACAAAAAGTATATAAATATGCCACAAGAAGAACTGTTTATTAATGGAAAGGACGCTTATACCACATGGGGAATAAGCATGGATGACACTGCACTGTCCGCCCTCATGACCCCAGCACCCAATAAGGAGTTCATTGAGAACAAGAGCCGAATGGAGCATGGAAAGCGTGTGATAACAGCTGATCCCAAAAAGGACGAGCGCGATCTTACATTACAGATAAACCTGACAGCCCCTGATAAAGATACATTCTTTGCAAGGTATGACAGCTTTTGTAATGAGTTGGATAAAGGAATACTTGAAATAAAGACAAAGTATCAGCCCAATATAGTTTACAGGACTATTTATATTTCCTGTAACCAGTTCAGCCAATTCATGCAAGGCATAGGAAAATTCGTGCTGAAGCTGAATGAGCCTAATCCCAATAACAGAAATTCCCCTTGATATTCTATTTGATTTTCAAATAAAATATATACTTTTGTTCAGCATTGTGTAAAGGCACACAAAACTTAATTATGGAACAAATCGACATCAAAGACATATCCGGTGCTATCCAGCTTACAACTTTGATCAATGAAGGCTGCAAGCGTAAGTTCACTCTGATGAAGGAGGACTACATCATGTTAAAGTTCTCCTTAGAGAATCCCATATATTTCAAACTTGGCTCATACGTGGAATGTAACTTCGGATTGTTCGAGGTGTGCGACTTGCAGAAGCCCGCATTCAACACCAATACCGCCGGCTACGATTACGAATTAAGACTTGACGCCTACTACTGGAAATGGAAAAACAAAATCTTCAAATATACCCCGGAGACGACCGGACAGGAGGCGTCCTGGAACCTGACCGCCCCGCTTGACGTACAAGCCGGTATAGTCCTTAGAAATCTGAAAGCTCTTGGTTATGCGTATAAAGGACAAGATTTTGTTTTCTCCATTGATTCCACAGTCGAAAACAAGTCCCAGTTGATGAGTTACGACAACATCAACATCCTTGACGCTTGTTTTGAGATGGCGAAGAAATGGGATTGCGAATGTTGGGTGACTGAAAACATCATCCATTTCGGGCGTTGTGAGTCCGGTGACGCGGTGGATTTCGAGATCGGGAAAAACGTGCAGGAAATGTCACAGTCAGAATCCCAGTCCACCTATGCCACCCGTATCTACGCTTTTGGTTCCACCCGTAACATACCGGCAGACTACCGCCCCATTGACGAGACCGTGGTTGTGAACGGCGTGGTGCAGCGCAGGCTGATGCTTCCCGAAGGCACTCCTTACATTGACGCTTATCCTGATATGACTACCGAGGAAGCCGTCGAGCAGGTGGTTATCTTCGATGAAGTCTATCCCCGAAGAACGGGCATCATGTCGGATGTCACCACTATCGAAGTGACGGACAAGGTGGAGAATGAGGACGGTACAACCACCGAGGAAAAATGGAATGCCTACCGCTTTAGGGACACGGGTGTTAACTTTTCCGAGAAATATATCCTCCCCGGTCAGGAGCTGAGGATACGTTTCGCGTCCGGGCTTCTCAACGGTTTGGAGTTCGCCGTGAAGTTCAATCCTGAGGGAAAGCCGGAGAAATTGGAGGATGGCGGATGGAACCCTGAGGCACAGCTTTGGGAGATAGTCAGGAATGAGGACTATGGCAGACCGCTTCCCGGTGATGTACTCTTTCCCCAGGATGGAGATGAATATGTGCTTTCCGGCTGGGACAGCACGAAAATAACCGAACTTGGGCTTGTGGATGCCGCCGAGCAGGAGCTGAAGGAAAAGACTGAAAAGTACGCTGCCAAATCCAAGATAGACCCGAGTACCTATGGCTGCACGATGATGTCAAATGACGCATACCGTGAGGATGGCGTTCATAATTTCTATAGCATCGGTCAAAAGGTCAACCTTATCAACAAGGCTTATTTCGAGAACGGAAGACAGTCAAGGGTTATCGGATTTGAATTCAATCTTGATTATTCCTTTGACTCACCTGTTTATACTGTCGGGGAAACCGCCGCCTATTCCCGTATCGGGGAGCTGGAGGAAAAGGTTGAGAGCCTTACCCTGAAGGGACAGACCTATACGGGCGGTGGTGGCAGCGGTGTGTATGTGATCGGAAGCCACGACTCCACCCCAGCAACAGACCATAACGTGTATTCCGCATTGCGCTCGCTGATCATGTTCATGCGCAAGGATACGGAGGAACGCACCGGTTTCCTATTATCCCTGTTGGGCGGAACCGTCATCAAGAAATACGCCAAGTTCGGTGATTTCGTTACCGGTGTTTCTGGAGGTTACATCGGTGAGGACGCCCGTGCCGAGCTGGAGGCTTTGGTCCTGCGCAGCTCTCTGAGTGTACCAGAACTTCGTTTCAACCGTCAGACCTATTTTGAAGGATATAATACTATAAGTCCCGGCGGAGGGCTGAAGATAAAAAGCTTTGTCGCCAATAGTGACGGCAGCTATACTGTCATCCCTGATCTGGAGGATGGTGTACCGCTGGGACAGAAGCCGGACGATATCCTCCTAGGCTTCTGGCATGACAAAAGCGTCACTACCGGTGACTTTATTGGTTTCCGGAAAATACAGTACCGTATCACTTCCGCAGATTACGACGAGAAGACATTCGTGATGGTTCCGCGTCCCGGATATGAGTTCGTTCCCCATAACGAGATGCGTCTCGGACAGACGGGGAACTTCACCGACAAGGAGCGTCAGACTTATATCATCATAGACGTGCGTGACGGTAACTGCTGCATCACCCTTGTTGACAATGCCAACACCTGGGACCCGGAGCCGGCACAGATGAAGAGCTGGTTCGGCAAGAAGAAGGGTATGACCATCAACGGGATCAACTGCGACAGGTTCTCGGCAGTATTGCAGGATATCATCATGACGGGATTGATTTTTCAAATTGATGAAATTACCGGTAGCACAGTCCGCGTTCCTATCGACTTCCCTAGCTGGGAGCCGGGCAGGAAGTATGCGTATTATTCCCGTGTGCCCCATAACGGTTCCACATAGTTGTGCGTCAATGACAAGGGCACTACTTCCGAGCCATCCGAAAACAATCCGGACTGGCTTGTATCAGCCGCCAAAGGTGACAAGGGTGATCCGGGACTGTCTGTAATAGGTGGCGGTCATTGGGAATCCTCTAAGACCCCATACGAGGTCAATACCATGGTCACTTTGGCGGGCTGTGTTTTTATCTCCAAGGTGAAAACATCCAATCCTCCGATTAAAATTGCAAGGTTCAGGAACGGCAATTATCGAAAGAAAAAGGATGGCGGTTATATCCTTGCCGGGAAATCAGCCGACTGGACCGTGCATGAAGACTGGGAGATGCTGCTGGACGGTCGTGAACTTAAAGGTGAGAGTATCACCTTCTTGGGTGAGTTCGCATCCCATCCGTCCAATCCCAAGGAGGGTGACAGCTACCGAAATACGGCTGACCATTGTACTTACATATACCGGAATGGTTTGTGGATGGTCATGGTCAAAGACGGGACTGACGGTAAGGACGGCAAAGGTTACGAGTGGATCTACACCCGTACCAACATCATCGGCCTTACCCCTGACAAGCCGGAATCGAAACAGCAGGATGATTATATACCGGAAGGCTGGACAGATGATTTTCTTGGCGTGGATGCCGACCATCAGGTGGAATGGGCGTGCAAACGTGTGAAGCGTGATGGAGTATGGAGTGAATGGAGCACTCCGGCCCCTGTGCACCGTTGGAGTAAGGACGGGGAGTCGAATATCATGGTCGACCTTGACAATGAGATGGTGAGCGTCGCTCTTACCAGTACCGGCGTTACTACTTCCGCACAGTCATGGACTACCCATGTATCCATGTGGTACGGTACCGAGAAACTCACCCTTGAGACTTTAACAGTCAGCACGCCTGCCGGTTTCACGGCAAGCACAAGCAAGGCCACCGGAGCGGTGGCGATATCCGTCGCTGCCGGAAAGTCGGTTCCGGAACAGAATACGGTCACCATCACACTGGCTGCAATGAAGAACGGGCAGCTCTATACCCGTGAACTGACTTTCAAGATAACCGGTGTCCGTGGCGGGGCGGACGGTTCCGATGCGGTAATTTATAGCCTTGTCACTTCGGCCACGATGGTCAGCAAGAACAAGAACGGCGGTTACAGTGTAGCTTCGGTATCCTGCCGGCGTATGAAGACAGTCGGTGCGGTCACTACGGCCACAACGGACGGGGAGTTGAAGTACAGTCGTGACGGTGCGGCCGAGGTTCCCATCGGTGATGGTGTCGGGGTGGCTCCCGGTAATTTTACCAGTAGCTTGAAGTTCGTGTTCTACGTGAACGGTCAGGCGGTTGATGTCGAGACTGTCCCGATGGTTGTGGACGGCAGTGACGGAAAGGATGGTGAGAGCATCACAGCAGCCGGTCATTGGGAATCCGCCAATACTCCGTATGCCAAGAACAGTACAGTATCGTTTGCCGGAGGATCTTACTTAAGCAAGGTTGAAACCTCCAACCCTCCGATTAAAATCGCCAAGTTCAGAAACGGCAGACTCCGCAGGAAAAGAGACGGCGGATACATCCTCGCCGGCAGATCTGCGAACCGGACGGTACATGCGGACTGGCAGGAGATGGTTGCTCCCGTCGGACCGTCGGCATCCTACTGGCTGGACAGTCCTGTCAGCGTGATCAACTTCACTTCAACAGGCACGCCATCCCCGTCTGGATTCCTTGTCACTTGCAAACAGAATGTGGCAGGCAATGTAAGCACGTGCAGCACGCTTTATCTGGCAGCCCGCAAATACAACGGAAGCTGGCTGGCTCATGTAGGTGCGACACTGAACAGCCAGATATCCGTACCTGCGACAGCCGGATACACCCAGTTTGCCGTCCGGGCTTATAAATCAGCTTCCGATGCTGCTGCTTGGAATGACAATTATGTGGCCGAGAAGGGTGTGGGTGTTGCAAATGATGGTTCCATAGGAGCAACAGGAGCTACGGGTGCGTTCCCTTATGACAGAGGTGTATGGGCTTCCGGACAGACATACGTATGGAATGCAAAACAGCGTGACAAGATCATTCACAAAATAGGTGAAGTTTATTACAATTTTCTTGTGCGCAACTATGGAAGTTCTGTATCAGCGGCTCCTACATCCGCTAACGGAGATTCCAACTGGGAAGCCATGCAGAAATACAAAAGTCTGGTAACCGACATATTCCTTGCTGATAAGGCGAACATAGCCGGATTTATGTTCAAGTTGAACGGATACACATCGGACGGGGCACCTTACGGTATCATGCAGTCACAGGACAGCACTAACGGCCAGCCTAATCTGAGGATGGACACAAAGACCGGAGAGATTCTTTGTCAGAAAGCGAATATCACCGGGACTATCATAGCGACAAAGGGGACAATTGGCGGATTCAATATCGGTAATAATTTTATCGGCAGCACTAATATGTCGGCTGTAAATGTTGATAATTTGTTGCTGCAATACGACAAATTTGAAATGAAATACGAACGGTTCCAGTCAATAGACGGACATTTATACCAAGGTATTTTGGATACAGTAATTAGAAGTGGAAGTATAACTGTATCATCAACCGGGGATGTTTCAACAGCGAATGATACTCTGTATGTAAGATGTGGAAGTTATATTTTTTCAGTCGGGCGAAACGGAATTCGCAAGTCAACGAATGGAGGAAGTACCTGGGTGGATTTATAACATTTAAAATATTAAAGTATGAGAATAAATTTTGCACAATTTCCTATTTACGACGGGATTAAGAAAGAAAAACTGATAGCCAACAACATCACTGAGGCCTACGGTGACTGGATATACAAGAACGTAGCGGGTTTGAAGGCGCATCTCCTTGCTGAGAAGATATTCAAATCTACTGCTGAAGGTGTCGAGATTGACGAAGAAGAGGTGGATATCATAAGACGCTCCACCTCCATGCTGCCCGGTCTGCTGGCTGATTCTTTGAATGATTATTTAGATAAAAAGGAGGAACAACATGAAAAAGGTATATTGTAACAACCTTCTGGCAAAGGTGCTGCTTGCGTTCAGTTCTTGCCATACGATAACAATCGGTCCGTTTGTTTTAAGCAAGCGACCGGAAGAGAAAATCACTCAGAAAGTGAGAAACCATGAGTGTACCCACGCCCGTCAATGGGTTGAGATGGCAGTTGCCATCGGTACAGTTATCTGGATCTTGCTGTTGTGTTTTGACCTTTCCGCCTGGTGGCTGGTACTGGCCGGGCTGGCATTCTATCTCTGGTATGGTGTGGAGTGGCTGGTCAGGGCGGTACGGTTGAAGGATGCCGGCAGGGCGTATAAGACGGTATCGTTTGAGAGGGAGGCATATTCCAACGAGGATGATCCGAATTATATTGAGAACAGTAATTATTTTGCATGGGTGAAGTATTTGTTTTAATTTTAAAATTTGCATTATGGACTTGAATAATATAGTTGGCTTTAAAGCTGTGGATAAAAACGGCAACGAACGACAGGTGACCGTCGATGAGATGACAGAATTAGTTTCCGCACGGATTGTTTCCGCTGCATCAGAAATATCAACATTTGCTGCCGCTGCGGCAGCCGGAACAGATGAGTTTGAGGACCAGTTGCCCCAGTCCGACACCTTCTCTTGGCTCCGTACTTTGGACGGTTCCAAGAACCCAACTTTGACATCTTCTTCGGCTGCCGCGAAAGTCCTGGGAGGACTGATGAATAGTTTGAAGCTGTTCCCGTTTATGCCCAAAGGTATATTAAGTACAGACGAAGAGGTAAATAGTGCAACTGCAAGCGGAATGTATCATGTATTCGGACGAGACGGAATTAGTGTTGTTTCAAATTATTCCATAATGATAGTTTTTAACGATGGACAAGGATATGTCATTCAAATGACATTCCGTCTAGGTGAGGATGTTGTTGGTTTCCGCCGTAATTATAATGGGGTATGGGGAGATTTTAGGTCTTTTGTATTGGCTTCTTAGAAACATGGATTACCTTTGCACCGCACATGGCGTTGTGCATATCAGGATCGGGTGGCACCGGCTTGTACCGGACCACCCGTTTTTTAATCATGTCAAAGATACGGTTTGCCAATTACCCCAACTGTTACTAAACCATTTCACTCGATATTTATAAATATCTCCGCTATAATTATATAGATTCTGAATACAACAGATATTAGGTTTGCCGATTACAACTAATACACGATTACGGACATATTCTAATTTTGAATTTTGTGATAGTAAGTATATTCCGCTATATTGCATAGAATCTAATTCGTCTTGAGATTCTATTCCTTTCTGATCTCTGAACCTTAACCACGTATCATTTATCCCGATGAGTTCTCCCAGGTCAGTGCTATATCTTTTGTCACGTCAATATATTGGTACTTCAATCGCCTCACTAGGGATAGCATTGATTGATTCTATTTTGCTCGTGTTCACAAGACCTAATCGTGACACTACTATTTTCGCATACCAATTAGCTTTTATGTAAAAGCAAAATCTATCTGTATCAACTGTATAATACATATTAATGTTACTAACTTTGGTCCCGTTTATCAATTTGCAAAAGACTTTATTTGCATTCCATCTAATCATAGACACTGCGACAGAGAACGAGTCTCCACCAACATTTGTAACACTAATTACAGACTCATTTATTGATCCGGCATTTGGCATAAATACACTAATCTTACAATATTGATTATTATCTTTAGATAATTCTAAAGGTACCATACCGGAACTCATCAACCCATTTTTATTTGATGTTGCATTCCCAATCAGTTCTCCCAGGTCGGTTACGAAGTAAATTTTATGTCAATTATTACTGTGAATTATTATCTTAGGATCTTCCCAAGTTGAAACGTCTGGATAATTCCTTTTTCTAAATATTAATGTTCCGTCTATTGCTATTCCGAAGATGAAAACAGCATCTTCTAATTGTTTTATAACCAATCCTTGAACGACATTACCGTAGAATCCTTCTCCAGCAAAAGCATTGAAATTGGAAACGAAAGGTTGAATTGTTTTTATAGGCATTTCATTTACAAAATCCGTAAATTCACTCCATGAAGAAAACGATTTTGTTCCCTTCGGATTTCCCAACAGTTCTCCCAGGTCAGTGCTATAT